GAATTAAAGAAAAAGATCATTACAATTGATAAATGTAAGTCTTTATTGATTCGCATATTGTAACCAAAAACAACCCAGCCCGTCATGGCTGGTATGGATGGGGTCATCTATAGAGTGTGTCCTATAGACTGCATCATATTGTTTGGATATCTAACTAATTAATACACTTCTAATTACTATGTGTTAATTTTTGAATCGAGTTTGTTTGTCTTTGCCTTCATGGCATGAAATAGTTCAGTTGACCTTGTACTTAAGGAGTAATGTGAATTTTCGAATTTGGATAGTTGACGTAGGTTGTTGGCCCAGTCTTCAGTACGTCAAAGTTAAACTGTGGCATACCAATGAAGAGAGCAAATCGGCTACCGGGCATGAGGCTTCGGTAGACTTCGAGTTTTACGGTCCACTTTTCATCAGTGGCACCGTGGCTTGGTGCTTCAAGGCAGAGCACCGTCTGCGACACGTTGTAAGATGGAATTGCAACTCGGTCGTTGGCTCCGACGTAACGTGTCTGTGAATACATCGGAGTTGAAATGCGCATTTTGCCTGGCACTTGGCTTGTCGTGATCGGCAACATTGAGTTGGTAGTGTAGCCGTCAGTGGGTGGCGTTGTAAGACGCGATGGATAGGGATCTGTGGAAGCAAAAACCAAAGGAAGAAGAGAAACAGCTTCAGGACGATTAGTTTCCTCGTCTCCAATGAGTGATGCGACATACATCCCAACACCCGTTGTGTCGCATCGTGCGACGATGTCGAAAACAGTGTCGCCAGCAAAAGCTGCGTACATTGTTGACAACGTGTTGAAGATTGCGTTTTGGCCATCACTGGGACCATCAGCACCGGGCGGAGCGTATGATTGTGGGAAATTCGGTAGGGCCACGAGAGTTCTCGCGCCAATTCCCAACTCGATCGAAGCGCTGTACCAGGGATACGGACGTGTCAGTTGATCGGCAAAACTTCCTCGAGAACCAGGGATGGGGGTGTGGTTCAAAGGAACTGTTGTTGTTGTCAGTTGCATTTCATCACTTGTCATGGGGATTGACTGTCCAACCATGTTATTGACGTTGGCTTCAGAACCTGAATGAGGAATTGCAGTTCTCGAAGCTAACAGCGCAGCTCGGGCAGAAGTGATACTGGCCGGGATGGTTTTGGGCACGAATGTTTCGAAGTTCTCCCAACGTGCTTGGAGATTGATGACGGTTGGTTTTGGAGCCGTCGTCGGCGACATGAAGTCTTCCTGGAAAAAGTACAAACGGCCCATGTCAGGCAAAGTGATTCCAGTTTTGGCGTGATCAAAGTAGTCCAAAAAGTAGCTGTACGGGATGAAAATTTCGATCGGCTTATTCGAAGCCAAATCGATCAGCACGTAAGGAAAACTTGTGATCCATTCCCTCGTCACAGGCGTAGGAGCTGTAGCACCAACGCCATAAGGAATAAAAGCCGCAATGAGATTGCCACCACTGAAACTACCCGTAGTAACAGTGACCAGGACACGAAGGTCCCCTCGAAAGTAACGACCAGTTTCTGCGACCAAAAGAGCTTGCGCTTTGAGAGTGTCGCTAGGATGGTTGTATTGTGTGAATAATACTCCACTGGCTGCCGTGACGGGAAGGGTATCCAAGTGAAAATACTTTGAAGCGATCTTCATAATTTCAATTGGTTCGACGGTACTGTTCACAATTTTTGCAGGTCCGACAGTTTGCTTTTTGACTGTAGCAAGAACATTTGACGTTCCATTTTCAACGGAGGTACCGGCATCCAAGGATGCTGATGAGCTGGTAACCTTCGCTTCTTCGGCAGGAATGGGAACGACGATTGAGCTGGCCGAATGAGGTTGAGCGGTTCTCGAGCGTGTGTTTGAGAGTTGTACGCTTGAGAGAGATTTTGTGATTTTCTGAATTTTCGGTTCTTCAATCATGACAACGGAATCCATGTCATCGAAAGTTGGGTGGGCTGTGTAATTTGTGAAGCCCGGAGGAGGTTCGAACTTTCGGACAGAGAAGTCTGGGCCACCACACATGGAAAAGTACATGTACGGAATTCCATTGAGGGGAATGTTGATACCACTGATAGGGGTAACCAACCAGACGATGATTTTTCCGTTCGCGGTCATGTCGAAAAACTCTTGATCAGGGATTTCGGGATTGAGAACGAGGTCCACACGTTTCTTCCAGCGCCAGGGATTGATGTCCGGCACTTTGAAAACGACCTCTCGGTTGCTTGAATCGAAAGTGTAGTAGATTGTGGGATACTCCATGGAATCGGTGTACGTGATGGTTGATACGTCACCAGAAAAACCATAGAGAAACGAAACGGCGATACGACACGTCATTTCACGAGGAGCGAAAAATCTGAGAGACATTTTGAGACTTCCGTGCCAAAATTTGTGCATCCAGTATAGAAACTGAAGGCGAGTTGGCGTAAAATACTCTTCGGTTGGTTCGAAGGAGGGGATACCGCCATCGATCGGGCAAATGTCAGCAGAAAAGAGAAAAGACTCCTGTGGTGATGTGGTAGGGACTGAGATTTTGGCTGTCGGTTGAAGATGTTCGGCAAAGAAATCATGGTGCATTTCATCAATGCTTGTCATGAATTCATCAGGGCCATGGAGAGTCATTCGATTGGCTTCATCATCCATGACTTGTGAGATCTGTTGAGCGTTGAAGGCGGGGTGGAGGAGTTCGCCGTGTCGGAAGGAAACGGTTGGCATATTCTTGTTCAAACTGTGGGGCACAGCACTAGCACTCGGGACGTTCGAATTGGCACATTCTTTAGTCGTTCCAACGTTGATTGTGAAACCAGCTGGAGGAGCGACCGGAGGTGTAGGCGGATTCGAAGGGCCATGCATTGACATGAGTCCGGGGATGAGTGAAGAAATAAGAGCCATTGCGTGAGGTACTGCCGTCATTGACGGAAGTTGAGAAGCGTTGATGCTTTGTGAAATAGTAGTCTGGGTCATTTGGTTATTGTATTGCGATCGTGGGTGGTCGAAGCGATATTGCAATTCGGAATATGTCACGATCGAGGACCAAAGCGATTCAGGGATTTTGCTGAGCATATAATTTCGTTGTTCATCGAAAGTAGGCTCAGACGACGGTATTTGTCCATTGATTTTTCGGTTTCCACGGAAGAACGACCATTGAAGGGCTGAATTAATGATTTGTGCTAAACCACTAGGTGTCACGTCTCGGGCGAAACTCAGCTGATCCAACAATGTAGCAAAGGTCACAAACGGAACAAGTGATTGTAACTCTTGACTGTAGAGAATTTGTTTCTTGCAAAATGAGATCTCAGTTGGCAACACGAAGGGAGTCGGAGCCTGGTCCTTCAAAGCAGGAGTGATCACAGTGTTTAATTTTGCGAGTGAGGCTTGAATGGTCAAGAAATTGTACTTATCCGCTACGCAGGAATGAACCTTTGCGGCAGTATCGTCACCGTTGTATTTCGATTTAACCATGCTAGTATAGTCACCAGTACTAGCTTCTGGGATGCAGTCTTTGAAAGCATAAGCCATCATGATACCAGCAACGTAGGTATTGAGATCGGTTGTTCCCTTCATTCCTGAAGGATTTCCGACGTTGCGAAGATAGAGAGACTTGCCGACTGCTTGAAGAGATTGGCACATCATGAGGAGATATGCATTTCGGCGATGCCAGGAAGTTTGTCCTTCATCTTGGTAGTAGCGAGTGAGATGTCGTTGATAACTCGCATAATATTGCCAAGTGACGTTAGCTTCCATGGCTTTGTAGTCCAAGTCGAGGAGATTGAGATTTTCGTCGCCAGAGAAAGGGGCCATGAGTTGAATAAAGACCATGTGCCATTCACGAGATGCAGGATCCAAACCGACTGTTGAAGGTCGATGAATTGGATTTTTGTGAATGTACATCATGTAATCACCAAGAACCATTGTTCCAAACACAAGCAAGTGTAATGGGGAGATCTGAAAAGTTCTGGTGATTCGAGCAGCGACTTTGGCTAAAGGTCGGCACTCATCTTTGTTTGTCGGAACGATGACAGTCATTGGAATAACGCCTTGAGATGTTGTAGCGCTAAGCTGTTCAATTGCTTCAACGAGTTTATCATGGGGCTCGTAAAATTGCAAGTCAGCATTCCAAATCAAAAGATCTTTTCGTTTTTCCTTCCAGTTGAATCCAACTGAAGCGTCATGAGGTATGGAATTGACAGCTTCAAGGATTGTCCATTCTTGGAGGGCAGAATTCGGTGGAGGATACAATCTGTCAGAACATGCTTCGGCGTATCGTAACGTGTCGAACGGCATGGGATTTCGAACAAGACCATATTTTTCTTCCTGAGTCCAAATGATCTGCGAGTCCAGAACGGCTGGAGCAACGCGACAAGTTTCAGTGTCAGGTGTCATGAGATTATAGGCATAAAGGTCACTGCGTTCAGCAAAGGGAGTTCGAGCAAGTTGAGTCCTGGAATTGCTACCAATAGGGTGATTTAACACACCAATCGGCACGTAATTGCCTTCGGGCAAACGACACTTATTAGTAAGTTCGAAAGCCCCATTGAGGCAATGAGGAGTTGATTCCATGGCACTCATCTGTCGATATTGTTCTTTTGGGACTTTTGCCAATTTTTGAGCAGTAACGAAGATGCCATTTGAGTGAGTAAGAGCACCAGAGCTATGAAGACCAACAATACGAAGTGTGCCTTTTATGACTGTCCAGATGGGAGAGCCACATTCGCCAGGCATGCACGAAGCACCGTATTGGAAGGTATCGAAGGCTCGGATTGGCTCATAGCCACGGCTTCCGTAATTGATGGCATGGAAGCGGGAGATGAAGTTTCCGGCTGACTCACGATTTCCTGAAAACATAACGAAATTGTCAAAATTTTCGTTTTTGTCTTCTTGAGGTTGAAGGAAGAAACCGCGCCGATCGCGAATGCCGGGGATCGGTTGTGAGAATGGTATGCAGACAAGATCATCGAAAAATGTACCAGCTCTTTCGGTGCAATTCTCATTGAGTTGGAGAAATTGCTTCTCTTCAATTGGAATTCTTTGTTCCATGTAGCTCTCACCAATTGGGTATTTGATGGAAAGGTACCCAGGAACAAAAGCATTATCTTTGTAGAAGAGATGTCGGAGAGTGAGAAGATGCTGGCCATTGACGAGAAAGCCATTCATGTTGCTATCAGTCCCGGAGTAGTTCAACTTGACAGTATGTTGCGATAACGTGTCAAGGAAAACCTTTCGGGGATCGTTTGTCAGATCACCATGAGGCAATCCGGAATTAACGTTTTGTCTGATTCTAGCAAGGCTTTCTTGTTGTCGTGCAGTCATGGCATCTCGAGTTCGGTGTCCGTAATGGGGTTCGCTTTCATCCGAGGTTGGTTTTCGATTAGCAAACTTGTAGCAAGCTACTAAGATTCCAGTAAGAGCAATCAGACTGGCTGATCCTATTCCAACACCAAGGAGAATTTTCTTCCAAGCGGATTCAGAATCATCAAGTTTTGGGTCGAATTCAGGTGGAGTGACATCGAGATCATGGGCGCGAGCTAACGCGTCAATGTGGGTGTTAATATACTGCGTAGACACATCTTGTCTTTTTCCGTGAGCTTTGAGAACAAGCCCACAGTAATGCAGATATTGGTCGGCAGTCATTCCTTGTTCGACATTGAGCATGCAGCCATTTTCGCGAAGAATGCTATTAGCATTGAGATCGTAAATTTCACGAAGATCCTTTCCCTGATTATATTGCGGAATTTTTCCAAGTTGTCCGACTGGAGGAAGGACCATTAAAGGATAGAAACGCAAATGAGGGAAGGTGGCAGCTTTAGCAGGATCGGTTTTCGACAATTTTCCAAGCCATTCTCGAACGTTCGCAGCAGTCATGACGAAATCGGCAGGAAACGCAGGCTTGTGAAGCGCAGCGTAACACTTGTGTTGCATGCGGCGGTTGAGGGCTTCTTCTACCATTGCAGAGTTCATGTTGGGAATATTAGTATGGTAAACAAGATTGGAACTGAAAGTCACAGCTGAAAAGCAGTAAGTTTTATCCTTCTTGTCAATCGCAGCAGCAGTTGCGACATATCCACCAGGATTACAAAGACCCATAAGCTCGTTAGCTTGTTGAACGTTGGTAATCGCATCAGTTTCCATGAACGAGGGGTAGGTAACGATGTCGGCTGAACCGACTTTTTCCCAAAATTGTCCATTTCCACGAGAGTAGGTACAGGCTGGATCGGGATGTCCACGAATGACATGAGTGAGATACTTGTTTAGAGCATTCAAAAACTCAGTTTTTCCGATTCCAGGTTCACCAACTACAGCGAAAACAGCTGGGGTTTTTCCACGAAGTGATGTTTTGACGCGCGTGGCAGCGTCTTTGATGGCTGACTCATATTCAGTCACATGTTTTTCGACGTGAGTAGTCCAACTTTCTCCACAGTGGAGAGTCATGTATTCTTTAATATTCGCCAGAAGTTTCTCAGCTTCTGCGATATTAACGGAGGTCGGAAGTTTTAAGGCTTCAAGACTTTTCTGAATACGATAGTTGTAAGACTTCCATTGAGATTGTTCGAAAAGAAAGGATGAAACGAGCTTCGGGCACTTGTTGAGGCAAACATCTTGAATGACAGCAGGCAGAAGGCCTAACAGAAAACGAAAGGTACTTGAAAGAGTTCCTGACATTCTTGATGTTTCATTGACTAAGCGAGTGACCATGAGCATGTTGTTGACATTCAGAAAACCGCAGATTTCTTTGATGGCTTTGTGAAGTATGACGAGAAGATTACCGGATTGCGGATCAGCTTCCAATGATGGCTGGTTTTCTTGCCAGCGAGCGTCATATTCTTGTTCAAAATCAGGGTCACTGTCAGAACGATGCATTGGCGTGAGATTGATGGTATTTGCGACTTCTTCTTGTCTTCTGACATAATCAAGATGATTTTCAAAAGAAGCTTCACTTTCATCATCATGAAAAGTAAAACCGTTATCATCAAAAGATCGATTGTCAGCACGGGCTTCGAATTGGTCCATGGCACCAGGATTGTCGAGAAAATACATGCGATCAGAAGCTGAAAAAGGTCCGAATCGTTGATTCAGCTGATCGAAGGTCATCGCGTTGTATTTTTCAGTTCTTCCATGCTTAGCTCGATAATGATTGACTTTTCCAACAATTTGGTCCTTTGTTGGTTGTCGAGGCATGAAATGAACTGTTTCGGCACCGTTTCGGTAGACGGCATCGGTTTGTGACGGCAAGTTCTTGGTCCAAGCAGCGTAAATGTCGTTGATTTTATGAGTGACATAGCTAGCCACTCCGGTCATGGTTCCCATCGCAATGACAGCAGTAATCGTCAATGTTAAAAATAGGGCACGTGATGGCCCGCTTAAATAACGAGAGACAAGAAGAGTGACAATGAGGGAAATGACAAATCCAACGACGAAAGCGATCAGAGTTCCATAAATGGTAAACCAATCGGTAATTGACGCAAATTTCTGAGTAAACCAAGCACGAATGTTCGAAACGAAGTTGGAGATACTGGAAGCCAGATCACCAAGCTGCAGAAAACCGGAAATTGCAGAACCCATTCGAGACGTCGAAACACCATGCGCTTCGGTAGGCATGATGACTTGCAGCAATCGATTGACAATATCGACAGGTTCCAATTCAGTTTCAACTCCAGACAAGTAAGTCCGAAGTTCCGTTCCAAAAAGAGCAATCTGTTGTTGTTGTTCATCACTAAGCAAGAGGCTGCCGTGGGGAGTAGCGGTTTCTGAGGCCACTAAACCTTGGGGGGCATTGCATTCAGAACAATCACAAGGATTGACGTTTGGAACATTGAAAAGATTTTCCATTCCGAAAGATTCTTCTTTTTCCATTCCAAAAGATTCTTCAGGAACATCATGTGGAACGGATTCCCAAACCGCTTCGATGTAGTTGCGGTCAACATGAGCACGTTTGTAGCGATGCATCTTTGTGGCTTGTTGTTGTTTGCCATTTCGCCATTTGTAGACGATGGATGCGTATTCTTTCTCGGTTTTTCTCTTGCATTCGTTCTCCCATTTGTTGTGTGAGAGTTGCATTTCAAAATCGATCAAACGGCGGATGGTCTCCTTGTTTTTAGAAGCGACTTCAAAATATTTTCCAATGTTGGGATTCTTTCTGTCTTGAAGTTCAATGGCAGGAAAGCTCGGGGAAGTAATGTACTTCTCCAGCACGATCGGATCAAAGGTTTGCAGTTGTTCCAGAGCAGAATCACGAACAGGAGAATCGCAACGACGAATGCCACGGCTGATGATGCGGAAAGGTTGACTGAGCATTTTCTTATTCTCAGGCATCAATAGAGTATCAACTTTAATCCATTGAGTTTCGCGCATTCTGTTGATGTGCCAGCTAAATGTTTGGGCGCATCGTTCCCGCCAAATTCGCATAAGGCGGGCCAAAGTCACGTCATTTTCAATGCGACCTTGTCGCATAATTGAATAAAAATGATATGAGAGTTTTCGGAGAGAACGAAGGCAATCGGAAGCGTACAGAGTATGTGGCGTTATTAAGGCCAAAGCACCGTAAGAAGGCTTCAGAATTCCTTTTTCGAGTATTTGAGCGCGAGAAACTCCAGAGACGCCAGTAAACTGGTCGACAATCCGCGGCAGGTCAATTAAAGACCTGGGAGTAATCATGCTCAAAACTGTGTTGAATTTCGAAATGTGCATTGTAAGTTGGCTTTGAGCCAAAAGAATTTGTTCTTGATTATTGCCCTGCATGTTGAAGAATTCCTAGCAAGTATGACAAAGAATATACCAAACATAGAGACCATTGCTTTGATGACTTAGGCCGGTGACACTACATATAAAGAAACTCCGGTTTGCAGCAAATTTGAGCTTCAATAAGGACAACCTAGTACAACGTATTTCGAAAACGTATACTGTCGATTGTATCGTGTGGCGTGCCGTTAATTCAAAGTGGTTCCCAAGAGACGGTACTACCGCTAAAGGGAAGGTCAGACAAACTTCTTCAAAGTTCTCTGCGTTATCTCTAGAAGGTATAGACATGCTGACTTCTAAGCACGGCTCAATTGTACGATGAGCGGGTCGTTCACCAGTACGAATAATATAAGGCGTTCTTTATAACGTTTTGGATACATCCTCTATCTTCAAAGTCAAAACGGCGTTCTAGTAATCAGCTAAAACTGTTTTACACTGTCACAGTGCTAAAAGACCGGGCGAGAAGACGACTCTATGTATTTAATGGCGTATAGGGATGCTTATAAAAGTTGTACATCGTGTAAATAGTAAAATTCCAATGATAAATCCAAAAGTCCAGGCCGAGCGTGATGTCGAAAGTCAAATTGTAAAATAATAAATTGAAAGAAACTAAATAATAAGTTCAGGTTGTTATTAAGGCTGGGCTATATATAGCCAAATACAGAATTAATAATGATAAATGTACGACAAGGTAAGGAATACCACGTATGATATGACTTCACTTGAAGTTTAAAATGTAATTAATATGGGGTTCTCCC